CACTTCCCCGTTCGCGCTGCTTTCAAGCCATTGTTGCTTGATTTCCAGATACCAACCGACGCCACACGGCCCGAACTGTTCCGTCAGGGCCTTAATTCGCCACATAGGGTTAATATCTGTAAAACCTTTAAGACGTCCGCCCTGAATTGTCTTCTGCGCGGTCTGCGGGACTTCCCTGACCTTTTCGTAGATGTCCATGTTGTCTTTGACTGCTTTTCCGTTGTATGCCATATCGTCACCCCCTACCTGATCCGAAGCGACCTTGACTGTTCAAGGTGTGCGAAGTCTATCTGATCGCCGTTCTTGAGCGCCTGACCGATTCCCTTCTTGTCGACCTTCTTCGTGATAACAATGAACTGTTCAGGGACCTTGTCTTCATCTACGTCAAGGACCACAGAAGGCGCGTTGTTCTGGATATCGAACGAAAACAGTTCCGTCTTGAATTTTTCCTTGCCGGTCACGATCATTGACTGTTCAAGGTTGCCCTTCATGGCCTTGATATGGTTTTCGATTGCGTCCTTGCGACTGTTCAGCCTGTCGATTTCCGTCTTTATGGTTTCCGCTTCGCCCTGAAGCTGCTTGATAACTTTCGCGTACCCGTCCGCCTTTTCTTCGATTTCACACGACAGCGCTTCCATTGTGTCGTTGAATGCCTGTTCGTCGACTTCAGGGTCTTCCGCCCATGTCAACAGTTCCAAAAACTGTCCAGTGATTTCATAAAGTGTCATTGATTTCCCCTTTCATTGATACAAAGAACATTCCCAGTCCCGCGAATAACATGACTGCGGGAATGATGAAGGACATACTGTCCATACAACCTATACCGATCAGGAACAGAACGAACCCGATTCCGCCGATAATTTTCTTCATTCGTCCACCAACTTTCTTCCACACATGGGGCAAAACCTGATTTTTTTTACATAAACAAGTTCAGAATCATCGTGAAAATTCAGTGTTATCTTCAGACGTGGTCCTGTTTTGTCATAAGTATTTATGACGTTTATATAATTGACGTCGTTTTCTTGCTGAACGCGACAACCCAACCAGATAGTCCCTAAAGGTTCGAAACTCAATTCTTCATCTATCAGGGCGCGTTCGTCATAGTCTTTTGCGCCGTCGCAATATTTACAACCCATTTTTGTCACCCTTTCCCGTCAATCCACTTGACGTATACCTTGCCGCCTGTCAGCTTCATAAAACTTTGACACTGGGTATAGTTTCGACGATAGAAGTCAATCACAGTCCCGTTCTTCAGTCCTTCGGTCCCGCCCTTGTCGTTCACTTCGTACATTCCCAGATAGTTCCCGTCTAACGTGTAAACGATTGCCACCTGACCCATTCGCGGGTTACAAGCGCAGCCGCCACAATGAACCTTTGACCCGTTCGCCGTGATTTCGCCCGTACAATATGCAGTTGCGTTGATGATTTCGAAGCCTTGACTTTCAAGGTCAACTTCTTTTGCTTCAGCTGATACGGAAGAAAACAGAAGAAGGAACGCGATCAGGCCCGCCCGAAAGATATTCTTCGCGACGTCTGGTATGAAGTAGGAAGGTGAATCGTTCAGTTTGAACGCGTCCTTCGTGTACTTTTCCCGAACGCGGTTTGTGTTCTTCTGTCCCAGATAGGACGCCAGTTGACCGATTCGAATGAATGACGAACCGCCTGTGAATTCTTTCATGTCTTTTTCGATCTCTTTCAGTGTCATTGTTCCCTTTCGTGTTAAGTTTGTCTTAACTTTTACGGCATAAAAAAACGCGCCCAATGTCTTCGATAGATATATCAAGTAGTTTCGCCCACTGGTCTATTTCATCAAGTTTCAGCTGTGACTTGCCGTTCAGTTTGTTGTTCACTGTCACTTCTGTCACGCCCAGCGCTTCGGCGAATTTGCCCTGTGAACCGAACTTGCGCGTGATTTCGGCCTTCAGGTCTATGTTGTCGAATTTCATTTGTGACCCCCTTTCATGAATTTTGTTTTTTGAAGTGGCCCTTCACGGACTATGTTAAGACATACTGAACATTTTTGCAAGTGTTATTTTTAGTTTTTCTTAACATATTGTTTATTTTGACAAACGTGCTATATAATAAAGTTGAAGGGAAGGTGATACCATGAACGAAGAAAGAATCGCCACATTCGCAGAACGTATCAGGGAATACATGACGCAAAACGACATAAAAGCGATCGACCTCGCGAAGCGTTTCCATGTATCGCGGTCAACTATTTCACAATATGTCAATGGCGCCGTCGTCCCGAAGCGTGACAGGCTCGTCTTGATAGCTGACGCGCTCAATATCGACCCTTTATGGCTTATGGGATATGATGTTCCACCCGAACGTCAAAACGTCGTCACAAGCGACCTGACGCAAGAAGAAGGGCAAGTCATAAATGCGTATAGAAACGCGTCCGAAGAAATTAAGGCCGCAGTCAAGGCCGTTCTGGGTGTAAAAAAGGGTATCGAATCAACGAAGGAAGGTATTATATAAGCCTATGAAAGAATATAACTACACGAAAGACTTCACATTTGAAGGACACAGATTCAAGGTCAGGGCGAACACCCTTGACGAACTGTATGACAAGAAGGCGAAGAAGATCGCGGAACTGAAAAGCCGGTCGCGGATATTGTCGCCGTCAACGACTGTCGACGACTGGTCGAAGGTCGCGTATGACACATACAAGTCGAACGTCAAGGACTTTCCGAACATGAAACGAAGGTATTCGAAGTATGTATCGCCACAGATCGGACACATACAGATATCAAAGGTCAGGGCGATCCAGTGTCAGGCGATCCTGAATGCGTGTTCAGGTATGTCGTTTTCACACGTCACGAAACTTCGTCAGGAATTGAAGTTCCTGTTTTCGTCTGCCCTTGATAATAAACTTATATCAGACGACCCGACGAAGCGCCTGACGCTTCCGTCGTTCCAGAAGGGAAGCCGTCGTTCGATAACAGACCACGAAAGAAAACACCTTTACGCCGTATATGCTGAATATAGGCCGTTTATCCTGTTTATAATCATGTTGGAAACAGGTTGCAGACCGGCGGAAGCTGCGAACCTGATCGGGAAGGATATCGACCACAAGAATCGTCTGTTACACATACGCGGAACGAAGACAGTCAATTCTGACAGGTTCGTCCCGATCCCCGACAGACTGTATGAAGACATAAAAGACACGAAACCCTTCGACTATATCTGTCACCATGACCGCAGTTCTTATCGAAGATTGCGCGAACGCTTATATCGTGAAATGAATATATCAATGGGCGCGAAGACGTATCGGAACGCCCTTGTGCCACCGCTACCGCTTGCGGAAGACTTCACGCCGTACTGTCTGCGTCACACATATTGCACGGACCTATGTAAAGCGTCAGTCGACGTCAGGACCGCACAAAAGTTAATGGGACACGCGAACATATCTATCACGTCCGACATATACACCCACGTCGACCAGTCTGAAATATTAAAAGCAGCCGAAAAGATTCGGAACTATCAGGCTACGACACTACCTACGACACCCACCGCGAAGAATGCCTGAAATACGGCGTTCGCGTCTTGACTACGGACCAAGGTGTCGGGGGTTCGAATCCTCTCGCGCACGCTCAAAAATAACCCTTCAAAAACCTTGTAAAATAGGCGTTTGAAGGGTTTTTTGTTTCCTGTCAATCAGAACTTTTGTTCGACATTTTATGGTCAAAAATGGTCAAAAATATACATACAACTGCGACACCCACTACGACACCCGCCGAAGTAGAAGTCCTATAATTTACACATTAAGGTTTTACAAGGCGACCCGCCTTCAGAAGTTCCAACATATCGCGATTTTGTTTTCCTGTTCCGTTGTACTTGTCAGGGAAGTTCGCTTTGTAAATCTTCCGCCGGTTGTCCTTTGATGAATCGACCCCGATAGTCTTCAGGGCGTCAACGATAGAAATGTGATAATCTGCACAGGGCGGATAATACACGATAGAATGGACGACGCCATACTTGTCCCCGTCTTCCAGAACTATGACTGTATGTCCTGAAGGTTTAAGAAGGATATCCCCTTTTGACAGATAGTCAGTCATAGACACATATTTTTCGTCGGTCAGGACGTTGAACCCCGCCTTCTTGAAGGTTGCCTTCATGGTAGACGTTGTGGGCGCGTTTCCTGAATATTCCAACTGTTTCAGGCCCGCAAAAAGACACACACAGGTCACGAAGGCCGAACAGTCAGTTTCGCATAGTTCATGCGCGTTGATGAACTCCATAATGTCGTATTTACACGACTTCGCCACATTATGAAGCGAATTCCGTTCGTTCTGGTCGTACCCGATCAGACTGTTCACAGGCGGGGTCGCCAGTATTTCAGCTATGTCCGCGATCTGTTCCCTGACGTATCGGTCAGGGTGACGAAGACAGACTGTCCACGGCTTGTTGTACCACGTCCGAACGCAGACTTCCCGTCCGTTCTGGTTCCCCGCGGTTCCTGCCGTTGTATTATGTTCGCTTTGTGACGCGTGTGCTATTCTCATTAACCTATACCTATCGTCGCCAGTGCGTAACCTATTATCCCCGCGATCAGGGCGCCCGCTATCGCCCATACTAACTTGTCCCAGTTCTGCGCGGGTTTTGCTTCAATGGCTTCCAGTCTGTCGCCGAACTTGCTTTGTTCCTTTGCCATATTCGCCATATTCGCCGCCAGTTCCTTCACGGACACAGTCAGTTCGGTCATTTGACCGACGGCGTCTTCCAACTTCGTCAGGCGCTTGTTCTGACGTTCGTCTTCGGCTTCTATCCGCTTCGCGAATTCATTGTGTACTTCTATCGACACGAATTCTTCATTCATCTTTCTTCACCGCTTTCACGTCGATCGCAGCTTCAGCCGCCGCATATATCGCAGCGGATATGATTCCGCAGACAGTCCCGACGATAATGATAGTTTGGTTTGAAGTAACGATTCCTGAAATGCTTGTCGCAACGGACCCCAAAAAGGCGGCGACACATATCCAGAATTTACGACTTGTCAGTTTGTCCTTCATCTTTCTTCTGTCCTTTCTTGTCTTTTGAATGTCGTTTCACGGCCCAGATCGCGAAGGACAGGACCAGTTCGGAACTACAACACGCGAAGACACATTCGATAAGCGTGTCCGGCGTGACCTGATATATACAAAAAATCACGATCATTGTGATCGTGAAGCCAAAAACAAAACCCGCAAGGGATAACAAAACCTTATCTATTGTATTCATTTCGTCACCCATAGCAAAACAAGCGACACCGCGCCCATACCGATTAACAGGAAAAGAAATGTTATTGCGCCTATTAGTTCAAGTGTCATTTTGTATTTCCCTCGGCAACAATATTTGAACTATTGCGCCCCTACTGTCGTTATACCACAATTAGGATATCTGCTATGGTCATTTGCTCACGCTCTCCCAACTGTCCTCTTTAGGCTGAAATGTCCTACAAGCGTTATTGCTCGGCTTAACCCATATTTTCGGCTTTGCCGTAGTGCATATGCCGTGTGTGAGTGCTATGTCACCTTCGGGAAGATGTACTCCTTTTGGATATTCTATTTTCATAAAGTGAATACAATCTTCACAAGTCACAACGGATACCTACTGGAATATACGATTGATGCTACCCATACTATGAAGAACACTATGTTCATTAGTATGATTTTGGTGCGGTCGGTCATTTATACGGAATGAAATATGCGCCATTTAACCAAGCATAATTTCCCCAAGTTCTTTTTATTTCAAATACATCGCCACCGTCTACAAAAACAAGGGGTAAAGTGTATACGGGCCCGGATGTCGATGTAGCCGCGGTCGTGTCTGCGGTAAATGTGTTGCTAACCTCTGCCTCATTTACATATGTTTTTATAGTGCTATTCGTTCCAAGCCTTATATTACACACTATTGCCCCCGCCTTTGTCGCGGTATATGACCTACCCGTTGTATCTATCGCAATACTATCATTCGCAATAATTCGTTCAGCGTTTGAATAGTCAAGGCGCACTATACCGCTACCTCCCCCATTTTTATCGAGGTTACATTGTTTTTCTGCCATATCTTATCCCTCACTTACGACATACTTGCCGAATACTCTATCACTAACGCTAACGCCTGTGTCCTCAACATACTGATTGTTGATAAACACATAGTAGGTCACGCCTTCTTCTGCGGTTGCGTCTGCGTCTGTGATTGCGACATACTGTGTCGTGGTATTATCAACAATATAATAATTGTCGTTCATAACTCTGCCGTACATATCAAGCATTTCAAATATGCCGTAAGCGGTCTGCGGATTTCCGCCTGTCTTTGAGAGTGCGTCACGCCATTTACTTTCACACTCTTTGTAGGTATCGTAAGGTGTTATTGTCTGCGCTACTCCACCGCTTAAGTTTTCTGTAAGAACTACGAGAAAGTATTTGTTTAACATTTAGGTTTCCTCCTTATGAATTAATCAACTCCAGTTACCTTGATATAAAATGCCGTTGTCGGTATTGCGCTTGCGTACAGATACAGGCAAGGAACGCTATCATCAACTGTAACGTATTGCAATAGGTTGTAACTTTCCTGTTCTGCTACTGTCGGTAGTACACCGCTTGCCCCGATATCTACTGTCGGACTTTCAACGTAAACATGATTGAGTGATATCTGCTTTTTGTATAGTGTTGCGCCACTCTGCGAAGAAGTATCTTGTGACCACCCTGTGAGGTCGACCGCAAGGGAAGTGGCCTTGTTTATCGGTACATTGGACCATTTCCCGTTCACACGTTTCAAAACGTCCCCGTCAACTATGTTGTTGACGAGAACATTATTCATACCATTTCCCAGACTATATGGACTTAAATCGGGTGATACGCTTCCTGTGTCTACATCTGCGCGCCAAATGCCAAAAGTCCAGGTATTATTCGCATATTCTGCGTGTCTTTGATAATGAATAAGGCGTTTCACGCCCGTTGCGTGAACCAGATAAAGGTCTTGCAATAACCACGCGTCGTTAATCTTTCGTACATACAGTATAAACTTCGCGTTACTATGTGTTCCTGTTGATGTAGTATTTAGGCCAATTTCTGCATAATGCGGTGTTCCTATTTTTGCTTTGCCGTTGCAGAAATAGTTCCCGACACTTGTATATTGATCGAGGTCAAGAAGTGTTGTTCCCTGTCCGTCTGACGACTGGATTTCGGTCATTCCATACAGTCCGACATAGTCGCCACCCCCGCCGGCGCTTCCGTTGACCCATTCCTGATTGACTGCGTCATATATAAGGGCCTGTCCGTTTG